TCTCCCTTTAGTTAGTATTGATAAGTGGATTAATCATATCCGACAATCAAGGTATCAATGATTTGTAGGTCAGAGTACCTTAACTGCCAAATATCTTTATCCATAAACAAACTCAGTCGAGAGCTTGTTCACAAGTGAACACAGCTCGTAGACGAATGTAACTATAATTTTTATACAACAAACATATACTTGTTCTGAGCTTAATAGCTCAGGTTAGAACAAGGGGTTTTAAAGTTACCCCAAGCAATATGTAGTATGATGTATAATAATATATAGGGAGGTTAGTAACAGCTCTAGGACTAGGGGGGGTTTATACCTTAGAATCATTATAAACAACAATAACAGGAGTACACATGTACACAGCACTAGCAAGATTTGGCTACAACATCGCAAAAAAACTGCGACCAGGCAAAATCAAAAAAATAGTAAAGCCATCTGTTGATAAATTTAAAAGCAAGTTACCAGCAGGTAAAGCTTCTAAAATAGCATCAGGTGCTACCGACAAAATCGGTAAAGGTTATAGATCTGCATACGCAGCTACATTAGGATCTAGCACTAAACGTAAAGTTACAAGTGCAGTTTTAGGTACGTCATTTATTAATGACATCCTAGATGACTAATGGCTAAGAAGAAGGGGTTATATGGAGTTAATAACTATCATAAGAAAACCCCTAAAAAAAGACCTCTCAGACACGCAAAGAGCCGTTCTAAGAGGGTTCCAAACAAAAAACGATATAGAGGACAAGGACGATGATACAATGGGCAAAATTTGCTTCTAAAGCAAAATCAATAGGATCTAAAGCCAAAGGTGCAGCTAAAAAATTAAAATCAAAGATGACACCTACACCTGAAGGTGTGCTTGGTGCTAGAGCTAAAATGCAAGTTGGCATTAGAAGTGCTACAGCAAAAGTTAGAAAACTTAAAAAAGATCCATTAACTAAAGGATTTGGAAAAGGACTTAAGTATGGTACGTTTGGAGTAGGTGCTTTAGCAGTAGGGTCTGGAGCTTATGATTTAGCAACAGGTAAAAAATCAGTTAAATTAAAAAAATCAGATCCTAATTATAAAGCTTTGAAAAGAGCAGGATATATTTAATGGCTAATAGACTAGAAAAACTAGCAGACGATATAATGAACTTGTCGAAAGATGAGGCTCAAGAACTACAGGTTATAATTAAAGCTAAGCTTATGCCTGAAGTCGAGAGACAGAGGGGTTTGTTACAAGATCAAATGCCTCAAAATAATCCTCAAATGGCCCAAATGGGTAGAGGACAACCAAATAACCGAATGGCATCACAACGAGATATTAGGATGCAGGGTTTATTGCAAAGATAAGGAGAATATATGAAACATATGATTGAACATTACTGGAAAGATCACAGAAAAGCCGTAATCGCAGTGGCAGTTGTACTTGTTATAGCTGTAATTATATAATATGTTACAGAAATGGTTCGATAAAATTATCGAGTCGTTTGAAAACTTAATAGAACAACTAAACAAAGGACACAACAATGCCAATGGTAGGAAAAAAGAAGTTTGCATACAGCAAAAAGGGAAAAGCTGCTGCAAAAAAGTACGCAAAAAAAACTGGTAAAAAAATGAAAAAGAAATACTAAGGAGTATTATGTTATTAGGAAAACAAAGTAGACTTCCAATGGCTTTACAAAAGAAAATTGTTAAAGCTAAGATGAAGAAAAAGAAAACTAAGAAAACAAAACGAAAGTAATATTATGGCTAAGACAGGAAAATCATTAGTACCTTATTCTAAGAGTAGAGCTTTTATGAATAAAGCTAAATCTTTAGTAAAAAAAGGTATTAAATTTGGTGGGTTAGCAGCAATAGCTACAGGTGGACTGTATCTTGCTGGAAGTAAAAAAAGAAGATACGCAAAAGCTCCTAAATTTGGAGAAGGTAGAGATCTTAGAGATAAATTTACTTTAGCTAAACCTGACAAAAGAACATTTCTATAATTATGACAACACGTGGTGGAAAAAGAGAAGGAGCTGGTAGACCAAAAGGATCTACTTGTGCTAAAAAATGGAAGATGCTTGACGAATTAGCAATCAAGTACAATCATTCTCCATTAGATTACTTATTAGCAGTACTTAATAATCCTATGTCATCTCCTGAAAGAAAGATGATGGCAGCCGAGAAAGCTGCACCTTACGTTCACTCAAAGTTAGCTACGACAGTTACAAAACTTGGATCAGATGGCCCAATCAAAATCAACATTAAGTGGGGAGACGAGTAAAGAGGGAACTAAAGATATAGTTATTCCTTATACACCTCGTCCTTTACAAAGAGAAGTACATAACAGTCTCAAAAGATTTAATGTGCTGGTTTGTCATCGTAGATTTGGTAAGTCAGTATTAGCTATTAACGAATTAATTAGAACAGCTATAAAAAAAAATAATCAGAAATGTGCATTTATAGCTCCAACATATAGACAAGGTAAATCTATTGCTTGGGAATCTTTAAAAATTTATACAAAACCACTAATGTATTTAGGTGGTAGTAAAAACGAAACAGAATTAAAAATAGAATTATTTAACGGATCTACTCTACAAATATTTGGAGCCGATCATCCTGATTCACTTAGAGGTATGGGTTATCATGGAGTTGTGATGGACGAATTTGCTATCATGGCACCAAGAACCTGGACAGAAATTATACGTCCAGCAGTAGCTGATACAATGGGATGGGTTATGTTTATTGGAACACCAATGGGTCATAATCAATTTTGGGAAGTATATGATTTTGCACAACGAGGAGCTAAAAACTGGTTTGCAAAAATGTATAGAGCTTCTGAAACACAAGTAGTTCCTGATGAAGAATTAAAAGATGCACAGTCCATAATGACTGAAGAACAATATAACCAAGAGTTTGAATGTTCTTTTACTGCTGCTGTTAGTGGTAGTTATTTTGGAAAATTAGTTACCAAAGCTGATAATGAAAAGAGAATTGGGAGTATTCCAGTCGAAGAACACGTAGGTGTCGAGACATGGTGGGATTTAGGTATAGGGGATTCAACAGCTATTTGGTTTGCACAAAGAGTAGGTGAAGAAATACACCTTATAGACTATTATGAGAACTCAGGTGAGTCTTTAGCTCATTATGCAGAAGTCTTAGAAGATAAGAACTATGCTTATGAAAGACATATAGCACCTCATGATATACAAGCTAGAGAACTAGGAACAGGTAAATCTAGATTAGAAGTTGCTAACGATTTAGGAATAGACTTTGAAGTTGCTCCTAAATTAGAGGTTGATCATGGTATAGAATCTGTTAGAAATGCTTTACCACATTGTTGGTTTGATAGAGAAAAATGTAAATTAGGTTTAGATGCATTACGTCAATATCGTAAACAATGGGATGAGAAGAACCAAGTTTTTAAAAATAAACCTTTGCACGATTGGTGTTCACACGCAGCAGATGCGTTTAGATATGGATGCGTACATGATCCTATTGATACATCAGACTGGCAAAGACCAATAAATGTGGATTATAAATATATAGTATGACAGAAAATGAAATTGTAGCAATATTAAATAGAGAACTAAGAGCATCATCAGGTTATATTGGTGGTGAGATAGTATCTCGTAGACGTAAGTCTTTAGAATATTATTTAGGTAAACCTTTTGGTAATGAACAAGAAGGAAGATCTCAAGTCGTAAGTACAGATGTATCTGATACGATTGAATCTTTAATGCCTTCTTTAATGAAAATTTTTACAGCTGGAGATAATGTATTTCATTGTGAACCTGCTGGGCCTGAAGATGAGAAGGTAGCTAAACAAGCTAGTGATTATATTAACCATGTTTTCTATAAAGAGAACAGAGGTTTTTCTGCATTGTATACAGCATTCAAAGATGCCTTAGTACAAAAGAATGGTATCTTAAAAGTTTATTGGGATGACTCTGAAAAAACTACAAGAGAAGAATATAAAAAATTAACAGATGATGAATATAATTTGTTACTTGCAGACGATGAAGTTACAGAATCAGAACATCAAGAATATGAAGAAGAATTTAAAGATAATAATGATAAGGTTATTGACACAGTAACATTTCATGATGTCGTTATTCATAAGACACAAAAATATGGACAAGTTAAAATTGAT